CTTTCTGCCCTCGATAATTTTTTGAGTCCAAATGGATTCGCCACTATTTAGTCGTGTCCGGTAATTTCCAAGTCGGATGCTCTTTATGGAAGTACCGTTTATAAAGAATTGACATCCGAGTGTTCATTAGCTCCAATTTACGTCTTAGTTCGTTATTCTCAACCGCAAGAGCTCTAGAGCTCGCAGGTGAAAAGCAGGTCCAAGTTTCACCATTGATTAACGTGCCCTTAACTTCAAGCTTTGCTACCGAAGGCATCTCTTCGGTTTTGAACCAATCCTCACTTAGGTTTGGTTCCTCCTTTACAGATACCTGCGGATTGATCTGTGGGCTGATTACCGGACTGCACGCCCCTACAAGACCAATAATCAACAAGGTCACCGCCATCAACCGGAATTTCTTGTGCTTTCTTATCATATACATCCTCCACCTGCGCTTCGACTTCCGCCCGCTGCTTTTCGGTCTCCTTATCCTCTTCAGCCTGTCTTTGGGCCGACTCAGCTTTTTGGGATAAGATAGCTCGGATAAAGTCTACGATTTTAAGAATCCAATTCCACATTTACACCCTCCATCGACTTCCTCGACTAACTCATACTGTTGTAACGTGTCGAGGACTTCAGCCGTTCTACAATCAATATTGACCGATTGTAAAATATAGTGTGGCAGGTTGTGTGCAGAGAGAAGTCCGAGAATCATGTAATGCATCATCATTGCGTTATAAGTTAGTGGATTTCGAATCCCATCTGGAACGACAGGAAATTTACCTGAAGGGACGACAATGAAAAGTTTATACCTTCTCCTTGCGTATTCAACGCTTTCTCTCTGAAAGCCCTTCAACCATTCTTGGGACTTTGGATCGCGGCCGCAACACGCGAGAGTATATGCATAACTATCGATTGAACTTCGATCTGCGAGGAAGCATCTGTGTCTAGATTCTTCTCTTTCTCTCTCCTGTTGAAGAGTGGCCTGAAACTTTGCGGTTAAACCAAAATCACACCCATAGGCGGGTGGAACATCAAGCTCCATTGTCTTTAAGGTACCACGAACTATTTCACCAACGACCGGAACTTGAAGTTGATTAACCAATTTATGTCTCAAGGTACTTTTACCACTAGATTCCGCTCCTACAAGGGCAACTCCTCCCTCCCACTTCCAAGTCGGAATAAACATAGAATCTCCTAATTAGATTCAGTCGAAAGTTTCATAAGATCCCCAACGAGATCGACGCTAGCGGTCTTATCATCCTTCTCAACTTTATGCATGAATTGATCGATTAAGTTATGAAGATCCATTCGTCCCGTGATCTTCTGAGTTTGAGAAATTTCAAATTCACCCCCTTCTTCCCCAGCACCATAAATTTTCTTAAGATCCAGAATAAGCTTAAACGTTTCGAGAAGCTCTCTCCAAGTTCTGGGTTTAAGACCTTGTTGGGATGTCAAGGAGTCAGCGCAAATTGCCTCTAGGACCGCGATCATTTGGTGAGCAGTAAGTTTCGGTTGTAACGCTTGCTGTACCTGATCTACAATTGCTTGAGGTACTTGCACTTGAAGTTTCTTTTTGAAGGGAACCCACCCATGAAAGCCACAAGTACACTTACATCTTTCCGACTTCCAGTACCTTAAAGTATTAGGGCTAATGGTAAGTTGAGAGGCGATTTCCTCAAGAGTGAGACCTTGAGTATACAGTTCAAATGCCTGTCGATGTTGTTCTAGGTCTTTATTTGACACTAGTTATGGCTTCCTTACAGCCATTGGGGCACCAGGAGTATTAGGCGAAGCATTTGGATTTGTTGCCGCCGACTGTCTCAAGGCCGCGAGCCCAGATTTCATAGCTCCACCAAAATACCAAGTGCCAATTCCCATCATGAATCCCATGACGTTTCCGATCACGAGAAACATGACATTATCTTTCTGTGCTGAAATCTCCACGAAGTGGTAGAGCATATACAGAATAAAAGCGACGGAGCCGAGGCCGAGGATGTGCCTAGAAATTTCACGAATGATCTCAATCGCAACTGTAGCCGTTGAACCAATTGGCGGATCAGCCATAACTTCTCCTGCAGAGGGAATGTCCTCGATTGGGGGTTGACCATTAGCCATTTTATTTTCCTTTGGGACTGTGCTTATTTGCCTCTATTGCTCTTAATTGGGCTTCTGCGTCCCGTTTTGTTTTATGGCGCCCTAGAACTTTTCCAGTAGACGCAGAACGAACGACCCACTCGTTACCTTCTTTGCCCACTTTCTTTTCAACTTTGTCACTCATATCATCCTCCTGGGTCACTCTTCGTCAATTATCATTTCTGCGGGGTCAACTGCATTGATGATTTCGCCTACCCAACCATCAATCTCAAGTTGGTGACTTCGATAGTATTCTGGGAAGCTCCCGGCTTGAAACTTCTCGCCATCCAAAGAAGTATACCATCCACCCTTTTTTGAAAGTTTCCCACCCAAAACGAGTATATCGAGAATGGGTGTGATTCCGTCGACTCCCGAATCGAACTTGATAAAGAACTTGCAAGAACGAAAAGGTGGAGCGATCTTATTTCGAATGACTCGCGCAAGCACTTCAATTCCAACTACTGTATCTCCTTGTTTAATATTCTTAAAACGGTTAAGTTGAATGATTAACGAGGAGTAGAGAGTAGTTGGAATTTTACCTATCCACGTAAGGGGACTCCCATACCCCATTGTAGCGATTTTAACTCTTGGTTGGTGTATAAGAAGCAGCGCAGTCCGGCTTCCTGCGATTTTGTTGACCAATCGTCTAAACGCAAAGCTGAGGTATCGTGAATGAAAACCTGGCTGAGGCATTGCGTCAGGTTTAACTGATAGATCACTTTCACTAGCAAGTGCTGAAACTGTATCGATAGCGATACATAGAAGGGCATCTTTATTAACCTTATTTCGTTTTGCAATCATTTCCTCAATAAGTGGGACTGTATCTTCAAGTTGTAACCCTTGGAATAAGATAAGTTTCTCAGTATCGAGACCTACAACTTGCGCCCGCGATTTCTCAAGAACGATCTCAGAGTCGCTGAGGACTGCGATGCCTCCCATTTTTTGAGTCTGTGCCAAGATGGAATACGTGAGAGAGCTTTTTCCAACTCCGGGATCTCCGACCAATCCAGTTGTACGACCCACAGGGATTCCTGGCCTACCAATGGCCAAATCCAACGTTGGAACGCCGGTGGGGATAAACTCGCGAATATTTGAATGGCATTCTGGGGAGTCAAGGTCTACCTCAACAAAGGTTGGTTCCTTCTTTTTCTTTTTATCCTTTTCCTCTCCCTCTTTCTTTTCAACTTCATCAGCCATATAAACCTCATACAAGGGGAGCCCGAAGGCTCCCCTTGTGAATTTACTCTACCTCATCTAAACCAACTGCAGGTGCTTTTGAAACAGCAGCCATCAGATTAGCCATTGAAGCTTTGATATCTTCAGGACTCGAACCTTTTGTAGCTTCAGCCGCTGCAGAGGGAGCAGAGGTAACGCTAGGCGCAATAGAGCCTGGGGTTTTGATGTAGCCCGCTTCACGCATCGCTTTAATGAGTTCCGGCGGATACATTGCCATTTGCTCTTCATAAGAACGCCGCTGTTCTTGTGCGATCTTTTCTAGATCATGACGCTGGTCTAGGAGATCTTCTGAAGCAATGGCGCTTGAAGTTCTATCGAGCCTTACGAAGTATTTATTCCCAGGCTGTTTATTGATAATGACGTTAACTCCATTCTCAGTATTTAAGAATGAGTCCTCGCCACTCAAGAACAACTGGAATAACTGTTGGAAGGTGGTGTAGCTTAAAGGCAGAATCTTAACAGTCGGGATATCTGCCTTGGGATGATACGCATTAACCCAATAAATTCGACTCGGCCGTAAAGCTTTGGCGTACTCTTGATCTTGGGGGGATGAAGATAACTTCATGAAGTTCATTACGTCACAGATGAAGCAGGGGGTTGGGGGATTTTCTTGAGCATTACAAGCTGTTACGCCTTTCTTGTCCATCCCACCAACACGAAAGTGATTCTGCACTTCTCTGAACCAGAGTTTACCTGGAATGATTGAGGGGAGCACTCTTACGACGTTTGTTTCGTCAGTCAAACGCATGAAGCGTTTTTCCATTGAGGAGCGAACCTCAATTAACTTGCGGTAAGAGTCGGGGTCAAGAGTTCCTTTTAGCATGTCGAGTAATTCAGTCATTTCAATTTCCTCCGATTAAATTTTAGAAAGGTATTGGAACTGGGAGCGATTTGATCGAATCCCAGGGATTCCCTGTCTGCTGTGCTCCTGTTGTATCAGAGCGAATAAGAGTTGTTTCATTTTTAACTGGATCGTAAAGGTAACGATCCACAGTGAGAAGTGTCATTCCACCTGAAAGGCTGATTGTCTTGGCAACACCTTTAACATATGTAACTCTTCTTCCGTCTTCGCATTGGTACACTCCAAACGGTTCAACTGTAGAGCAACCGATTG